GTTGGAGTTAGGCGACGTGCCAGTATTGTCGGTATAAGTTACGTTAGGCGTCGTCGTGCCGGCTTCATAGGTGTAGACCTTCCCGCCCACCAACGGCTCGCCGTTGATGTCGAAGAACTGCATCTTGGGAGCAGGAGTAAGAACCGCCATTATTCACCTATATTGCACGATACGGTCATAGTGACCGATGGTATAGCCGGGCAAAACGCGGTCGCCGGATCGGCCAGAATTTGAGCGTTTACGTCTGTGGTCGCCCACATAAGCTCGAAATAGTCACCTGTATTCATTCTTAACACAAAATTCCACGCGGCGACATAGGAGTTATTTACGCCTTGCATGTGGATCTTTGTAGCTGAGTTAGAAATGTCAACACCATTTACGCGGGGCCAGATAAAGACAGTTTTTGACGTGCCCGATAAACTTTCAAGCTGAAGCGAAAATTGAAAGTTGTAGGCCCCCGGCCTGTCTACATATATGCGGGACGTTGGCGTGCCTCGATAGACGCCGGCCGACAAGTCCGTGTTGTTGAACGTAATCGCATAAGCGGTATTGGGGGCAGCGGCTGTCTGATCGGTCGTGTCATAGAACGTGCCGTAACGAAGCGAACCGCTGCCCAAAATGGCAAACAGATTGTAAAAATAGCGATACCATTCCCGCGACGGCACTTCGGTCGGCGTTATTGGAACGCGCGCAGCCGGGATTTGAGAAACGTTCTCAGGCATTGGTCGGGCTCAGTATAAGTTCAGCGCCCATAATCGCGATTTTGACCGGATCGGTGCCAGAGATTTCATATACGCGGTCGCGCAGCTTCTGGGTCATTCCAAGCCGCCGCCAGATAACGCGTTTGCCGTATTGCCCGATCTGGCCCATTGACTTCCAGTGTTCATTCGACCACGTATGGCCGCCGTCGTCTGACCAACGCAGCATGACTTGCGGATTGCTGCCTTGCCCGGCCGCAAGCCCGACGCCCGACTCGCAATCAAGCTGGAGGCTGTGCTGCGCGGTTCGTCTTAGATCATTCTGCCCGGTTGGGAGCGCCCGCCATGACCGCAGCCATTTTTGAACAAACCCGGCTTCAGAATACACATTCATATCATAGGCGTATAAAGTGCCGGTGACGTAATCGCCGATCACAATCTCATTGTTATAGTTCATCTGACACTGGCCAAGATGGCGGGTAAATTGATTGTCCTCCCATCCTGCGCGCTCATGCCAGACGCCGGTCGACACGTCATAGACCCATGTCGTATTGGCAGTCGGAAAGTTCAGCACGTAGAAGGCATGGCCATCTTGCTGGTAGGTATAGGCGACAGCGTCCGCCAGCGTCGAATATTGCTGGATCTGCCACTCAACCGCGTGCGTCGAAATGCGCTCGCCTGTATATCCTTTGGATCTATAAACGATGCCGTTACCGCGCGCGTCCTTGCCGAGCCAGAACAATGCGTTGTCTAGCTTGGCGACCGAATAGGCCGCCTGACAGCCGATTTCGTTGAACGCGCCCTGAATACGGGCGAGCGGAAAGTCAGGTAGCCCGGCGTTATACCAGACCTCGACCGAAGTCTGGCCAAACAGCCAGACTTCGCGATGGTCGACAATCAGCGTGACAAGATCGTCGGGCGAACCTTCGGCGCTGGCAAAATCAAGCGGTTCGACTGACGAGCCGTCGTAAAGCGCGGTCACCCAAAACTTTTGGCTGTTGGGCTCATTGAAGACAAAATACCCATCCAGAAACCCGACGCCGACAGCGCCGGGAAAGTCCGGGTCCGTAATCTGGGCAAACACGTCCGTATTGGCGTTGTAGATATAGCCGGTCGGGCCATCCGCTATGAATAGCTGCGTGCCGTTGTCGACCATATTGACCGGGTTGGAGCCGGGGACGCCGCCTTTGTCTGTGTAATTCCAGTCGGAATCAATTTGATAAAACCGCGCGCCAGATACCGCGTAGGCGTAATCGCCAAACGTCCATAAGCCTCGGACCGGACCAGTTGGAAGCTGCACGAGCTGACGCAACCCCGGCGCGCGTTGGAGGAACGCCGGCTGCTTGCCGCCGTCAGCAACGATCTCGGGGAACAGGTTTACCATCCTGTTGTCCGCAGCGTTGACGCTGCGCGCGACGTAGCTGGAGCCAAGAATAGGCGTTTGCATCAATAATTGCCCGCGTAGATATTATACCGCTGTCTGGTTCCTACAATGCTGTAGGGCAGCGCCATAATGTCATCAGGGTTGTTGATTCGTTTCAGGTTGCGCTTGCTATACATGGCAATGCGCTGCACCTGCGCGGACGGCTCGACGCCGAACTCCGGAGCCAGTTCGCAAGCCAAATTGTAGCGGAACGCGCGAAGATAGCCGGGCGGAAACGCCAGCGTCGTGCCGAGAGTCGCAGGGTTGGCCAGTTCGCTCACTGAGACAATATGCCACTCCAGAAGCCGCAGCGGCTTTGGATAGACATACATCTCAATGTTCGGGTAGGTCATATTAATCCAGATCACCTGCGGGTAGGTGCTGGTCACAGTCTTGACGGCAATGCCGTTATATTGCTGCTGGTTGATGATTTTGATGCCGTAGGACACGTTGGTCTGCGGGTCTCGGAAGTAGGTCGAATCATCCACCAAAACCGGACGGTTGCCGACAAAATCGCCTGACGGCCCGAGCGTCCGGCTAAGAACGCCGGACGGCCAATTAAACACCTGATCCTGAGTAGAGAACACCGCCAAACGCTCAGTGTTCCAGCTATCGATCATTTGATTGAGCGCGAACAGCGCGTCCTGAGACGTTTCAGCCGACGGCGTTTCGCCCTCGGCCAGCACGCCCAGAAGGCGCAGCGCGCCGTTGATCTGATTGTTCGCCGTCGAGGTAATCGTGTTGGACGTGCTAGGCACGACGACGGGAACATTCTGCGCTGCGGTAAACAGCGCGATCATCTGACCGTCGGACCAGCCTTGCGAAGATTGCGTCAGAACCGCAATCGGATCGCCCGAGCTGATATATTCGGCCGCCCAAAACTCGATCCAGTCGTCCGTATTGGCGTCCGCCGGCACGGCCTGAAACAGCAGGTTCATGTCGCCTAGCTGGGCCAGAGCGGTAAAATACTGCTGTCTGGTTACGGTCGTCATAGGGGCACCTGCACGGCGGCGTCGAAAAGAGTAAGCATCTGGGCGGACGTGTAGCCCAGAGCTATTTGTGTCTGAACATATAGCGGATCGCCAACCTGCACCAGTTTCGCCGCGTTAAACTCTATCCAATCAGGATAGTTCGCGTCCGCCGACACGCCCTGATACGCCACGTTCATCTCAGACACGTCGGCCAAAGCGGTAAAGAATTGTTGCCGGGTGACTGTCGTTATCACGTCGCCCACCCATTTTCTTTACAGAGCGCAACGTAATCCGCCACGCTCATGTAACCTGCTTCACAAAGCGCACAGGCCATTTCAAAGGTCATGTCAATACCCTAGACATTTGAACTGGACAACATCCGTTGCGCCCGTAGAAGCATTAAACGTAAATGTTGCGCCGGTTGTCGTCGTTGCTGTCTGAACAAGATTTACGACGCCGGTTGTGCGATCCGCCGCGTCACAGACATATCCGGTTGTGGCCGCAGGCATTGATGTAAGCGCGAGCGTGTCTGTCGCAGCACAAACGCCTGTCAACGCCACTGTCCCGGCCAGCGCGCCGCCCGTAACCGCTCCCGCCGCGCATGTGCCGCCAGAGCCGGTGGCGGTGGGGGCTGTGCCTGCGGAGATAATGCCAGAACTAAACGTCTGAGTAGCCGTAAACGCTTGCGCCAGATTTGTCTCAACAATCGTGCCAGTGTTGGCGGGCAAAGTTGCTGTATAGTCTGTTGCGCTGGAGTTGGCCGTTTCAATAATTGTCGTACCAGTAGAAGACCCTTTAATTCTTGGAGCGACGTTAAACGTCGAAAAATTCTGGAACGTTGCAAAACTACTAACAGTCAATGCCCCATTTATAGAAATACCATTCCATGCGCCTGTGTTCTGAAATGACAAAAACCCTCCGGCCATCTTCATAACCATAATTTGCGACGCGGCAGCGCCATCGCGCCACTCAAGCTGTATATTTTGACTTTCAATATTGGAGCCGGATGCTGATTTCGCACCTAAGGAGACGCCGATGTCTGTAACTCCGGCTAAAGACACAAATCCCGCGCCCCATTTATACCCTAATGCTTGACTTAAAGTGTTAACCAAGTAGGCATTGGACGTAGTTGGTTGTGTAAGTGAGTTGCCGCCTACGCTAACGCCAATAACTTGCGTGGAAGGGGACATAATGTTGAAATCAAGTTCCGCGCCGATGCAATAGTTGCCGGTCAACGCCGACACGGCGCGTGTGGGCGCGTCCTGACATAAAGTGTTAAGGCCCCAAACAGGAGAGTTATTGGCTACGGATTGTATCGCAGCAAAAAACCCAACGCCGTTGCCTCCGCTTGATGGGGCCCCTCCGGAGGCGTTTTTTACGAACGCAGCAATTCCAGCGTTATTTTCTTGCGTAGTCCCCGCCGTAATATCGCGAACAGCTTGAATAGTATCAGAAAATGTGACGCCGGGGAAAATGGCGCTGTAAATATTTGATGGCGTAGTAGCAGTTGGTTGAACTAATATTGAGCTTAATGTTAACCCCCACGCCCCAGACGCGCTAACCGTACCAAGGTCGCGCCACGTCCCGTTAATATTCGCGCCGAAGGCGTAGGGCGTTACTCCCTTGTTCATCCCCCACTGAATCTGTGTGTAGGTCTGCGCTGCGCCGCCCACGACGCTGAACAGGAGGGTCACAAGGGTCAAAACGCTCCCAACCATTCTGCTCGTCATAGTCAGCCTCTAGATCCATTGTTGCAATCTTCACCCCATGCTTAGGGTGGCGCAGGTATATTACAGCCATTTTTCACCTATGGTAAGGGCCAGCCGGCCCGT